CAAACAATTAGAGAGATAGTATTGAACCAAGTATGCTATCTAGGATAAGGAGAGGTTATCTTCACCCATTGCCCCATGTGACTTGTTCGGACCATTCCTCTCTACTATCATTAAGGTCATCAAGGGTCATAGGTTCTGCACCTTCGTCATCTAGTTCAGAATACTCAAGGGCACTTGGATCATACTCAAGGACAATCAACCTAGCACCTAACCGACCAATACGCGGGTTGTCCGGAATTATGTCACTTATGATGCTGGCGAGTGTCCTCGGCCTAAAGAAGGCAACTGACTCATATATGTTTGGCAACCTAACTTCCTCAGGAATCCTCACCATGTATGATTCAATTTCATCTGCCCTTAGTTGTACGCCAGCATCTATATTACATAGCCTTAGCCAAGTTATGATCTGGGATATATCTGCCACTAGTGCATACTTGTCAGCTTCCCTACCTGTCCTCACAATACTTGATAATTGCCTGAACATCCTATCAGCGGTATTCCTACTTTCATGCCTCCTAATGAAGTTGACAAATAGGGTATAACACCATAATTGGTTGCTTGGTGATCCATCTCTCCTAGACAGGTAAATGGCAGCTTGGAGTGACGGGCTGTCTGAGTTGATCTCATTAGGCCGATTTGTGACCCTTCTATAACTCTCAATGCCCAAAGCAGTTGCTGCCAACCTGACCCTCCTCCTGGTCCCTCGGGCTATCTCAGTGTTGCTTATCTTTACGATTGATGTGTTATCCTCAATTCCTATAGCTGGCACAAATGCTCTGAGGTGTTCCTCTGGTACACCACTTATCGCTAGATCAGTTTCTGGGGATAGCTTGACCTCTGATGCTGCAGTCACACCTATTACATAGTAGGCATTATTCACAGGATTCCTTAGCATTGACAAGGATGAACAGCTCTCCGTTGCCAGGTTTATGTACGTCGCTATTGTGTTGGACGGGTTGTTCAATCGTAAGCACACAATTGAGACTTCACCTCTTTTTGACCTAGATAATTTCTCCAATACTGGTCCGTTAGGATTCCATATCCCATGCTCACCTAGGGCTATAGGTAACCAATTTCCAACATTTTCCTTTATTGAGAAGCCAGAGATCCCTGAGCGGAGTGCAAATGCCTTCAAGTGTTCACCAATCAGGCGTTGCATCACTTCGGGAGCCTGCTGTACAACCGTCTCAACACCTGAAACATGGTCTAGTGTTACTTCAAGTGGGATTGACAAGGCATCAATCGATGAAGGAAGTTGAGGTAGTTCTTGTACCAACGCCTCTATATTCGCAGGATATTCAACTATGTTTGATAGCGAGGGGACTATGACAACATTGTAAGCTGCTGTAAGTAACTGGTTAACAGACTGGAATATCCTGCTCACATCCCTCCGCCTATAGGGTATTGTCCCAACAGTCTTTCTGCTTATTACCCCGTACTTCGAATACTTCCAATGAAGGAACGCCCTCCCTACAACTTCTCTGTGAAGAGGCTTGGATAGGATAATCTGATGGTCCTCACCCATATCAATTAATTCGGCACCAGCTCTCAATAGCTTTGTCAGCTGGTGTATTTGTGCTTGATCCATTGTAAATGTTTCTAGTATCCTCTTAACAGATTCACTAGCACCTGGGACATCTAGTGGGTATTGTCTCAAGGCTGTACCAATAGCAAGGTAGAATTTCACCATTTCAATCCTAGCAGTTGTAGTGTTATATGGCCTATGAGCTGTCCTGTGTGTGGACGACCTGATCAAGTTTCTGCAGACAATTGTCCAGTCTAGGAGGTCATCTATATTCAGGTTAATGCCGGTTAGTGCAGCTATGGTGACAGGATCCCACTTTGCATCTTTACATGCCCTCTGGAGATTTATTAGAGTAGCTGAGAATGCCTGCCTAAGTAGGACTTGGTGTGCTGAAGACATCATGCCTTCCCTGATTCCCCTGGGACGTATAAGCACCTTCTTTGGCCCAGCTTTTGGTACAAGTGAAATGGAAACAACACAGTGGGCCAATGCGATTATAGGATTGAGTGTCACATTAACAATATTTTCTATCTCACTTGAAGGTATGTTAGGGTCATCCAGATCTATTAAGGCATCAGCAATTGAAAGGAGGTGATTCCAGAATGTGGTCACAGGTACTCTGAAGTTTTCTGGCAGGTCATCCAGGTTTGGGGCATTCTCCTTCAGGTTATTCTTATAATCATAGTAGAAACTCAAGGCCCTGCCTGCAACTCCTTTAACACGTGGGTCTATGGTGTTCCAAGTGGCCATGCATAAGGCGTCCCTCAGTATAACTCCCCGTGCAGCTGGCAAAGATGGCAGAGTTCTAGTGGGTAAGAGCCCTGATCCTTGAGTCAACACTATCCCCTCTATCCACTTTGACACTAACCTGGATGTAATTGATATTATACCTGCCCTTTCTAGTTCATCCACACCAGAGAGCTTCCAGTTCAAGCTGTCAATATTTTCTAACTGTTCTTTAGCCCTCATATTATCTATGAATGTTTCCCTATATTCTTTCTGGAACCTGTCATCTAGCTGACCTCCAATTGGAAGATTATGTATGTATTCTCTTAGAATCATTTCGTGGTTTGTGAGCACACCATCCCATAAATCTTCACTCGACATGAAATAGAATATCCTGACACCAGGATCTTCTTTATCAGCCCCACTATAAGTCTGTAGGTCTAACAGGTATGACATAGCCCTTGCAAGTTCTAGGTAGGTTGTCCTGTCTGCCCTCTTCATCTTGTATATCTTCGAGTGCAGATCGTTTATGTAGTGAGATTCTGACCTACCCCAAAAACTACGCGGTATAGACAGCCTAACATCTAGAGATGCATTACTAGCTGCAGACCGTCTATGGCCACTTCTCACCAATCCAGCAGGAATCGTGGGTATAGAAATCCCAAATACTCTCCCAAAGGCAGATAACAAGTCAGCAGAGTCAGGTGATGATGAGAGGAACCTTGAACAAGCTGAAAGGAATTTCCTTGAACTTGTTATAGCCTTATCACCTGAACTCTCTGCAAACCAAGCCAGCTGGGTTGTGTCCTGTGGGAATCTGATGTTAGGCTCAACATATGGCATACTTTGCGAGTATCCCCTAATTGGTGCATTCACTTTGACTTTAATATGAGCTGATGATGGATCATGTGAGACCCTTAGCAAGGATCTTGATGACAACTTCAGTGGTACCACATCAAAGTCCTTCAGGAATGATGCTTCCAAGCTAGCCAACTTACCTGAAATTTGCTGTATTGGAATCCTACTGTCATTTAGATAACTATACCAGACCTTAATGGAATTCACACAATTCCTAGTGTCTGTAACTTGCAGTCTCTTCAGATCCCTCCTGGAAATGATTCGCAGTGCTCCCCCACCTCTCATTAGCGACATGCTAGCACTATAGTCTGCCCAAGCAGGAGTTGAGAACACTAGGTCTTGCATTTGCTTGGGTGATATATTTGCTGTCTTAGTCAATATCCTCTTCATATCCCTTAGCCTTGACATAGTCAGGGGGTTTGTAGCCAATGTCTTTCCCACAACTGCATTTGCCCTTGCAATTTCTATGGCATCATTTATGACTGATAGACCTGAAGTGTCAGGCATTGCGGTTTTGAATCTCCCACCCTGGAGTATAGTGTTTATTGCATCTCGACTTGATGGCATATGTGCTGAAAGTGTTTCCACTATCTGTGAAGAGAGCGAGGGATCAAACGCATGCATGAGTTCTAAGTCAGCAACAAATTCTGCATGTGATTCAACTCCGGATTTGCTAGCTAATTCTATCGGGGACTCTATTCTAAAGCCACCACAAGCTGTTGGGACAATTAGCATGCCTTCGATCTCCCGAAGCCCTATCCTTTCATGGACTCTACTGATTAGGCGAGTTGCATTAATATGCATGAGAACATAAGCTAACAAAGTATTTGAACCTGCTGAGCATGCTGCATTTGCTTGTCCTTGGAATGAGTTCAGCCTCATCCTGATTGGTGTCAACCCTCTTGTCTGATCCTCATGGCCTATGGTTATGATCTCTTTCATCCACATTGGTAGTAGCCTCCCATTTCTACACACATCTCCTAGGTATTCCCACATGCTGTGTGAAACTAGAGTTTTCCCCAAGTGAAAGGTTAATCCGTATTCCCTATAGATCTCCTGAATTCTTACAATCTTTGCTCTAATTTCATCTGTCATCATATGTGGGGGAGTGAAGAATAGCAAGAGACCATCATCAGAGAATGTCAACAGCTCACCTGATACACCAGTTGACTCAAGTGCTATTTCCATGACCACCGAATGTATAGATGACCACACAAAGTTAAGGAAACCCTCAAATGCCCCTTTGACCCCGCTCAGGCAATTGAAGTAACCCCTAGCATTCGATATCACAACACTAGATCGAAAGAACAGATCTATCCTCTCAAGCCAATTTTCCCCTGTCACCTCAGCTAACACTTTGCCGAATACTCTTACTAAAGGCATAGGGAACTTCTTAGAGAATTCTGACATGTCAAATGATACGAAGGTTGACTTTCTATCACTGTTTGGACCTGTCACAGCTGCACAAAAGTGTTCTAGATCAGCCCTCCTTGCCGAGTACGATTTAACTATTGACACACCTGGTTGTCTGCGGGATATTTGCTTAGCTATTCGCTCTGTTGCCTGCGTGAGCATTTTGAGATCTTGCTCTGCCATGTAGAACACTCTGGAGACCTTCTTGTGGAATTCTCCCAGCTTAGGTTCAGTTCCTACCAGGTACCTTGACTGGGGATTGTTCATCACAAGTTGCTGGAGTGCATAGGCAGGGATATCCTCTATCGGTGTACCTGGCCAGCCAGCCTCCATCCTCTCATGTAGTGATATAACAGCCTGAAACCTTATGATTGCCTCACGCATAGACCATGTGGTTTTCCCCTGAAGTTTAGCTGCAGCATCATTTAGTGTTCTGGCCTTCTCTAGCTCTTCCGGCATCTCACTTAATCCCTTTGCCCAATCAACAGCCTCCATGAATTTGTCTCGACTTGCGTCTGACCGTATTTGTGATGCTTTGTCAGAAGCTGGTATTGTTAGATCTATCGGGCCCTGCACTCCTCTAACCATCAAGAACTCAGTTGCAGCCCACTCTATGAATGATCGTTTACTTAATGAGGCCATACTCCTCTGTGTTCGGTTCGCTATATCCATCAAGTCCATACCTGCTTCTGAGCTTGCTGTTAGTCTAACGTCTGAGTGAATCGAAGCTAAGGATTTGAACAATGATCTCCTCAAAGTCCCAGCGAACCTAGTCATATATAGGGGATTGGTCTTATTTGGATTCCTTAGCCCCTCAATACTGCTGAAGGAACTCTCTGTGTTTACATCAGGATGTGGGATTGCCTTGTATATATTTAGGAAATTTACGGCATCAACACTTTCTATGAAGCTATCCCTGCAATAAGAAAGTATTGACTGAGCATGCTCTCTCCTGTAAGGATCCATAGCCCTTCTAGCAAGGTCGAAGCTTTCTTCACCCAGTATCTTGTCTTCCTCTAATAGAGATATCAAGAGTGTCCTGGCTCCCTTGGCAGCTTCACCGATAAAGTTTGGATCCTCATCTATCAGGTATTCTATTGAGGAAAGCCAGTCTTCTATCATCTCTTTTGGATCGTTCCTACATGACATGTCTAATGTTGCCATCGATAAATTGTGGTGCGTACTAATTATGTCCATGAGTTTGTGACAGTGCGTCTGTGGGAGTATGAACTCTTTGTCATACAGTTTGAGTAATAAGAGATTACCTAGTGACCTTACCAGCACTGGCTTCCTCCTCTCCAGCTCACTAAGCTCTATGCTAGGAATCTCCTGCCGATCATAGCCACTCCTCTTCCATTTGCTTATTTTCTCTTCAAGGAACTTCCTCGATCTGTCTAATTCTCTCTTGATCTCAGAACGGACGAGGTTCATTTGTGCGAAGAAGTCTATGTGTTCTATTATTTTCCCAAGTATCCTTGGTGTCCTTTTCATGTCTAGGCTGCTTCTAATCTGAGCCGAAAGCACTGCTTGTTCAATTCGGTTTCGCTCGACTCTGAACTCTTTCTTTGCTTTTGCCGAAATTCTCTCTGAATTCTTTATGATGTGTCTGAAAGCAGCCCAAACGACATGATTACCATTTAGTGATCGAGGTGGCTCAAGTCGTATTGGCTCATCTGAGTGTACATTCATTCCTTGCTCTAGTTTAGAGAATCTATTTAATGTAGTCACTAGTCTACGGTAGTCTCGGCTCTCACTAATGGTGGAGGATGATATAATCTCAGATAGGCATCTTAACCTGCTCATCCTTTTCCTATGTATCCTATGCATGTAATACTCATTACCGGTGATTCCACCTAGCTCTACTGCAAAATGGTCGTCTGAAACAAGCATCCTTGCTCAAATAAGTAGTAGATAATGATTTAATGACTCTAGTATTAGATAATTTATAGTGATTGTCCTTGTTATGTTTCTTGGATTGGCTCTACGAAGGAACCATCGAGGTAAA